TGTTCCATCTTCTAAAAGATAATCCATTTGTTGATTTACAACTACATAATCATATATAGTTTCTCCGTGTTGTACATCTGAAAAATAATCTTCAATTTTATTAATAGCATCACTTGTTAAGTCTTCTCCGAATTCTTCTAAAACTTCGTCTTTTGTTAGTCAACGTCTGATTACAGCACGACGAGATTTGTTTAAGAAGAATGAATTTGGATTTCTTTCAATAAATGTATCAAGTGGATTTAAAATATCTAAGCATAGATTATCTTTTCCTCCAGAAGGTTTAACTCTATAATAGCAGCAACCTCCTATTAAAAGATCAGTTAACAGTTCACGTAGTTTATTTCTTAAATCAATCTCACGATTATGTTTAATGTACTCAAGAATGTTTTGAGCAGCAATTTCATACTCAGATTCAAAAGAATTTTCAACATCGTTTTTAATTCTTTCGAGTTCCTTTTCTACGTAAGGATCGTTTACAGGTTCTTTCGAGCCCATTAGTATATCAATTAAAGCGTGGTGCAAATACTTTGTTAAAAACGAATGCATTTCAGCATCAATCTTTAATTGTTTATCTCTTTGAATTTTAGAAACTGTCTCATCGTCTTTACACGTCACTTGCATTTCCGGCTCTAATTCAAGATATTCGCCAACCAAAACATCAATGTGTTTTTTCATAAGCGGTGTAAAACTAATGGACGTTGGGACTCCGATTCCAAAATTTTCCTCTAAGTATTTAAATTGTTCAGCATCTCTCTTACCGTGATAGTAGTTGTATGCTTTTCTAAGTCCTACTTTGTCATAAACAAGTTCTGATATGCACTTGTTTATTTGTTCTATTTCTTTTTGTTTATTCATCGTCCCGTTCAATTTCTTCTTCAATAACGATCGGTTCACGAGTTATCTTATAAAAATGAATCTTTTCATATTTATTCTTTTTAATCTCGTGTCTTATAAATTTCTTAAATTCTTCTTCAGTACCTTCATAAGAAAGAACAATCGGTGTGCGTCATCTATCTAAATATAGATAGAGCTCGTATATAGTATCGTTTATTGGAGTGCAATCTGAATCACAAGGATGTCTTTCTGGCGGGGTAACTAAAACTTTTAATTTACCGGTATAACAGTTTTCTGTAACTTCATTAATTATACACAAAACCTCATGTTCTAACTCTGTCATTATAATACGTTTTTATTAGGAATAATTCCATATTGTAGATAACCTTTTTCATTTTTATATCAGCCGATATCCTGTCAAGTCTTTTGTGTAACTACAGGTTTGGATGGGCCAATTCCAGTTAATGCTTCATCACCTATCTCGCAGCAAGACATAGCTGCGATCATATCAAATTTACGTTTATTTTCATAGGTATATTTTAGAAGTTCTTCAAGCATTTCTGGATAATCAATTGTATAATAATAGTCACTTAAGAATGAACTTATCAATTCCAATCCGTGCTTAATAACAGCTTCTGTACTAGGAATACCTATTAAACGTTTAGTAACTTTCTTCTTAGATCTAACAGAAACTGCATATTCTGGCCTACTCATCAAAAGGTTTTCTTTATTTCTTTCTCTTAAAAACTGTTGAAAGGTAATCTTAGTAAACTCTAGCATTGCCTGACAATTATATCATGTAAGCAATTTAAGAGCAATCATGTATGCAATTCGGATGTCTCTAGGTCTGTCTTTATAGACTGCGACGTATTTTGGTTCTTGATCTCCAAATACACGTCTTTTAATTACAATACAGAAATCAGATACATCGCTTTCTTCTGCTGAATTATCCGTACCCATATCAATGGAGTCAATTCCTGCTACATATAGATTCTTTCATACATTTCCGTCAGGATCCTTCTGAGGTGGTTCTACTACAAGTAACTTAGAAGATGCTGATTCATAAGAATTTACTTTGCTATATTTTGGTGAATTCTTATCTCATTCTAATGCAGTTGGGACAATTTTTTCTCCAGCACCATGAATTTTAATATTCACCATTTGTTGAGAAACTAATTCAGAATCAAATACATTTGCGCCAGTTTTTGCTAATGCTTCTTCTGGAACAAAACAGTGCTCAGCACATTCATCAAGATATTTTTGCCCACTTAAAGATGCACGATAATCTTCATAATACTTTTTGAATTCTATGTAGTTGGTTACACCTCTAGAATCTAGATATTTAGACACCAAAGCAAATTTATGTGCTGGAAGGAAGAATGCAGTTAATTCTGGTTTTCCATCATAAGTGTCATAATTTTTAAATGGAAGAACTTTAAAAGCACGTGGATTTTTAAACGCATCTGCCAATCCACCAAGATTCATATCATCACCGCCAGTTCCTAATCCTATTTTTGTACCAAAATGCTGACCACCAAGTTCTACGAGGGAATCTCCTTGAATTCAGGAAGCTGATAGGATGGGATTAGATCCAGCTTCTTCATATATCAATCTATCAGTACGATCACCTCTGATTTTTCCAGGCTTATCGGCAATGATTGTATGAATTTCACTCATTCATCCGGACTCAGTTCCATCTCTACTAACTTTTGAGGCTCTTTTTGTATCATCATTATTAAGTTTTTGTCTAACGTGTCTTAAACCACCAGATGTATTCGTATTTAATCAATCTAGTTGGTATCAGCACTTACGTTTTAAAGAAGTTAATTTTGTATCATCAAAGGCTGTAAGAACAACACGATATGCAGGTTTTGTAGTATATGGACGTACAGAAGTTGCAGCCGTCATTTCAGACCAACCAACACCACGAGACTTAAGTGCTATTGCATTTAATCTTAAAATCTCAGCCATTTCAAGATAGTGGAATCATTCGTATTGTTTAGAAAGAAATTTAGGAAATGCATAGTGACGACCAGCACCAGATATTGCATCTTCATCGATAACTTCCATTCGATAGTAATTCAAATAATAATAGTTATCACCTGTTATTCTATATTTTCCAACTGTATAACCGTTATTCATTCTGTCTACTTCTCTTGCTCATAAATCATGCCATGGTTTGGTTCCCTCTGGAAAAGTTGTATATCGTCCAGCAGAATTATAAACACTTGCCATTTCACAGAAAGGTTCTGGATCAAAATCCAACCCTTTCGTCATATTAATTGGACGATATCCAGTTAATTCGTAGGATAGTTCTGGATCAAAATACTGAATTTCTTCTGTTATAGGAACATCCCATTCCTCTCCAGGTCTCTCATGATGTACAAAAGGTCCAGAATACTCTGGAATCATATTTTCAAAATTATCTATATCTTGCTTCTTTTGGTCTTCCTCAAAAAGTTGCTTAATTAATTCCTCTTCATATTTGGTATCAAACTTAGGTAAAGCCTTCTTTCTTTTTTCTTCTTTCTTTTCAATTTCGGTCTTTACTACTTTTTGTCGTTTACCAGTTACCTTATCAATAGCCATATTAGTCCAACATTCCTAAGGAAACTCCACCACGTGTAGCAGCTTCAGCTTCCATATTTGTTTTATGTAATTCTTCAAGAGCTTTAAGTTCAGCTCTCATTACACCAATACTTTTAATATCTGCTATAACGTCTTTTGGTTTTCAAATGGGTTTACCATCAGCATCTAATTCTGAGAAATCTACACCGTCCAAATGAACTTGCATTTTATATAGTGTACGATACGAAGTCTTAATTAGTGATAACAAAGGATCTTCGTCTTGGATTTCTCTGTATTTTCTAAATGCTGCTAAAAAGTCTTCATCTTTTAAGTCTTCTTCTGTCAAACCGCTATCTGCCAATGCAGCTTCGTGTTTATCTTTTTCAAGATATTTAAAGTATGGGCTTTTAAAATCAAGAACCAAATAAATGTAAGTGAATTCCTTATAGGCGCGAATTCGCTTTTCGCCTTTCTTATCCTCCTTACATTTATTTCTTTCTGGTTCTCATAATTTTGCGAATTCCTTAACTAATAATATGCTATAATCATCTATTCGAAGAGAATTTGTTGCGTTATCGAATATAAAGATTTGCATTATTTTAAATATTTATCATATAAAGCTGATTTACCGTTAGCAATTTCTCCAAAGATTCTGTTTTCGTCTTTTGTAGAAACATCAATGCCATCTTTTCGCATGTTGCTAATCACTCTATTTTTATCAACTGTTGCTTCAGGAGTATGCTTTATATAAGTGTCTACTGCTTTAAGATCTTGTTTGGCTCTTCTGGTTGCACCAGATACACCTTCTTTTACAATTTTAATTTTTTCACCAGTGGGAAGGGTTTTTATAATAAATCCAGGACCGGCTGCAGCTTCAGTAATATCTGATGGAACAAAAGCTCCAATTGTTTTACCTACTGCCGAATTTCTAAAATTATTTCAACCGGTCTTTAGTCGAAAAAATCATTTTTTCATTTATTACGATAAAAGTCTAAGATGTTACCATCTCGTGCTTTTTCTATTTTACCTCCGATTTCTTTTTGTTCTATCCAATTATTTCTATGATTATTTTTAGCATCGTACATATTGGTAACCAAAGATTCTGTACCTGTCGCTATATCTGGACCGATTCCTAGATTTCTATATAATCAATATCTAGTTGGACGATTTTCGTATCACTTTTTATTTACATAAGTTTTGCTAGGAAACATATCACCGCGATCTCACTGACGTCACATTGTACCAGTTGGAGTAATATGCATTTCTTGATTTTTACTAGGATATGATCCAGTAATTAATGTATCTCCAGGAGATGTAACTTTACCACTAGTGTATGTATCGTCATACGTATATATTTTTCCACGGCCTTTGCCATTTTCCTGTTGATGTTTTTCTACATTTCCACCTTCTTGCTTACAACCGCATCCTTTAAGAGCTCCACCTTTTGCATGTTTACAGATAAAATCACGTATTTTTCCACCAAATTTTGCACTTTGAGGTACAAACATTCCTATGATATTCTGTGCAGCATTTTGATCTCCTTTCTGCATATTCTGTAAATTGTTTACTAATTCTTGTTTAGCAGTATCATCACTTAAGATCTGATTTAGTCTTTGTGAAATTTGATTTTCATCTAACCCTGTATTTTGAACAAGCCATTTAACTAATTGACCTATGGGGTCTTGAGTTTTTCCACCTTGCTGATATTTTAAAGGATTCTTAAACATTTTATTCTACCTTTTTTAAATCTTTAGTATTAAACACAGCTTCCTGGAGATCTCCGTGTGAATTAAACCATCTACATTTAATT